GCAGTAAAGCCGGTATGGAACTCCCCGGCATTTTTGATGAAATTATCTCGATGGTGAGCATGAAAGCAGACGACGGTACGCCATACAGAGCCTTTGTTTGCCACAACCCAAACCCGTGGGGGTACCCTGCCAAAGATCGCAGCGGCAGGCTTAGTGTAATCGAAAAGCCGCACCTTGGCGAATTGATGAAAAAAATAAACGGTCCAAAACCGGACCAGAACTATCAAACCACAATACCAGAAGGAGAGTAATATGAGTTTCTTTGACTTCAACGATGCACCAGAACAACAGTCCGGCGAGCTTCTGCCGGCCAAAACCATGTGCAAGGTCGTTATGGTGATCCGCCCTGGTGGTTTTGGTGACGATGGCTGGCGCAGGTGCTCAGACTCCGGCTTTGAATACCTGGACTGCGAGATGACCGTTTCCAGCACACCTTACGCCAGAAAGAAACTATGGCAAAACGTGGGCGTTGGCGGCCCGACAGACGGCCACCAGAAAGCCGCACAGATTTCCCGCGCCCTGCTCCGTGCCGCCTTGGAGTCTGCTCGTGGCATTGACCCGAAAGACGAATCAGACAAAGCCCGGCAGGCCCGACAGGCAAGCGGATGGGAAGATTTCAACGGCCTTGAGTTCGCCATTGAAGTCGGGATTGAAAAAGACAAAACCGGCCAGTACCCAGACAAAAACAAGATCCAGAAGGTGATTACCCCGGATCACTCCAAGTATCAGGAAATCATGCAGGGCAAAACGATTGTGCCTGAAGGCGTGAAACAACAGGGCGCACCGGCGCAAAAACAGGCATGGGGCGGACAGCAGGGCCAACAGGCGCAGCAACAGGAAGCGAAACCGGCAAATCCGATTCCGGCATGGGCGCAATAACATGATTCCAAGACCTTACCAGCAAAAATTCGTGGACAAAGCCCTCAGGGTGTTGCGTGAAAAGGGCAATACCCTGGGGGTGGCCCCCACCGGGGCCGGCAAAACGCTTATGATCGCCTGGATTTTGGAGCAAATAGGCGGCAAGCAGCTTGTTCTTCAGCATCGTGAAGAACTGGTCAATCAAAACCGGGAAAAATTCAGCCGGATCGTAAAAAACCGTTCCACCAGTATTTGCGGCCTTGGCACAAAAGACACATCCGGGGACACCATTTTTGGAATGGTGCAAACCCTCGGCAGAAATGGCGGGTCAAAACAACTGCCTCCCCTGGATGTCTTATTTATAGACGAGGCGCACCACGGCATTGCGGACACTTATCGCCGCGTGGTGGACACCGCCAGGGAGAAAAACCCTAATTGCCTGATTGCCGGTGTGACCGCCACCCCCGCAAGGGGGGACAAAAAAGGCTTGAGCCCGATATTCGATAACGTCTGCGAGCAGATCACGCTCAAGCGACTGGTGGATCTTGGCTTTTTAGTTCCGCCGCGCACCTTTATTGCCTCGCTTCCGGGCGTTGCCGATCAACTCCAGGATGTCAGAAAATCGCGAAACGGCGAGTACGACATGGATGAAGTCGATACCCTGATGAACACCAGGGCCAACAATAAGGCCGTGGTCCGCGAGTGGGATCGCCTTGCCAGCGACCGTAAAACCATTGTGTTTTGCTCCACAGTGAAGCACGCCAGGGAGGTTTGCGGAGAGTTTGCCCGTCATGGCGTAAAAGCTGATTGCGTATTTGGCGATACGTCAAACCGCGGGGAAATCCTTGAGCGGTTCGACCGCGGGGATCTGCAAGTATTGGTTAATGTTGCGGTACTGACCGAGGGCTACGATAGTCAGCCAGTATCTTGCGTGATCCTGCTCCGGCCCTGCTCTTATAAGTCCACCATGCTTCAAATGATTGGCCGCGGACTCCGCACTGTTGACCCGGAAGAATACCCTGGCGTGGTTAAAAAAGACTGCTTGGTGCTTGACTTCGGCGAGTCGCTAAAGACTTATGGCTCCCTTGAACAGGCCCCGCAACTTGAAGATCAGGAGGGACAGGAAGCCCCGGTCAAAAACTGCCCGCAGTGCGCGTCAGAGCTTCCTATATCGACAAGAGAATGTCCGATATGCGGTTATACATTCCCGGTCACAGAGTCCGGGGAAACGGAAGACGATGCGGCAGACGTTGTTTTAACAGAACTTGATATTATGAAAATGTCGCCATTCAAATGGCTTGATCTTTTCAATACCGGAAAAGTTATGATGGCCGGTGGATTCAACGCCTGGGTGCTGTGCGCTGCTCCAGATGGCGACACATGGCACAGCCTCGGGAAAACCAAGGGCGGCGATTTGCGTCAGCTTGGCATTGGCGAAAAGGCGCAAGCCATGGCATCGGCAGATGATTTCCTGCGGATCAACGAAGATTCAGACGCGGCCAGGAAGTCAAAGCGATGGCTGAAAGACCCAGCTACTGTAAAGCAGATTCAACTTTTGGAAAGAACGGGCTGGCCGGCAAAGACGGATTTCAACCTCCAAAAATACAAGGCGGCCTGTTTGCTCAACTTTATGTGGCATAAAGAAAAGATCGAAAGGAAGTTGTTTTTATGAACATTGACTTTCAAAGACTTGGCGAAAAGTTAACCGAGGCCGGGCTTACCGAAAAGGCGGTAAACCAATACTCCAAACAAGAGATTGAAACACTTGTTAAAGCTTGCATTGAGACGGTTCGGCCAGAACAGCAAACCGAATATGTAACAGAACCATACATTGATGCCAATGGTGAACTGGTTATCCCATTTAATTCAGATCCTAAGTACCACTGGTGGCGGCGTTGCGGCCAAAGCCTACTTGAAACTCTACGAGAATTAAAAGCCCCGGATGAGGTCGTAAGGAAATATGTCAAGATCGAAGACGCGCTGCCGTTTTAGCCTAAGCGAGTACTACAAAACAAAGCATTGGAAAGAGTTGTCAAAAAAGATTCGTGCAGAAACGCCATATTGCGAACTGTGCGGATCAAAAAAGCGGTTACAAGTCCACCATAAAACATATTTTCGGATTTACCGGGAAAAACGATCAGACCTCCAGGTACTTTGTGAAGATTGTCACTTAAAAGAAGTGCATCAACAAAAAACAGAGGACGATATGCTTGATTTCAACCACGAAAACAAAACAGGCCGGCTGGTCCATCTTATAGATGAAGCCCTGCAAGCCAAAAACGCCAAACAAAAACCCCGTGCGTACCTGGGCGGCTCCCGCCTGGGCGTGGAGTGTCAACGGGCTTTACAGTTTGAGTTTTTCAATACGCCAAAAGACGAGGGAAAGGAGTTTTCCGGCCAAACATTGCGGACGTTTCAGATCGGCCATGTGCTTGAAGATATGGCGGCGGGCTGGTTGCGTGACGCCGGCCTTGATTTGCGAACAGCGAATAAGGACGGCCGGCAATTTGGTTTTGAAACCGGTCGTGGGTTTATCGCCGGTCACGTTGACGGTGTGATCGTTGCCGGGCCTGACGAATTTGGCCCATACCCGCGACTTTGGGAGTGCAAAACCGCTAATAGTAAGAACTGGCGGCAAATGGAAAAGCACAAGATTAAAAAAGCCAAGTGGATCTATTATATCCAGTGCCAGCTTTACATGGCGTACATGGAGTTGTCTGAAAATCCGGCTTTATTTACAGCCGTTAATAAGGATACATCAGAACTGTATTTTGAAAATGTGGAGTTTGACCCATCAGCCGCACAAGACGCCAGCGACAGAGGCGTAAGGATTATTGAGGCGTGTCTTTGCGGTGAATTGTTACCGCGGATAACCGAAGATCCAAGCTTTTATCAATGCAAATGGTGCGCATGGGCTGATCGGTGCTGGTCAATGGATGAACGGGAAGCGGTGGCGGGGTAAAAACCAATGCTCAACCTTAACGACTCCGTAACCGTAACCACCCCAAACGGCACATTCCCCGGCACAATCAGGCGCATCTTGCCGGATTACGCATGGACCGGGGATGTCTGGTATTTGGTCAGGGGGTCGGAGGTTGAGACGATAGCGAGAGCGGAGAGTATTGAGGCAGTTGTCAAGGATTACTTGATAACTGAAGCGGGAACAGGCGCATAACACCGTTACTTCCGGTGTTATGCGACAAAATTGCAGTATATCACTTGTTATACAGGAGGTAACATGAAAGTATTTTTTGACACAGAGTTCAC